GCTTCTCGCACCATTTGGTTAAGTTTGTCCCCTAAATTGCTTGGCGTGAATCCTGTTAATGCTTTTTGTTTGTTTTGTTTGGTGCGGGTTTGTTGCTTCTTCGTTGCTAGTTCCATTAGCGCTGTTTGCGTACCGGCAGGTGATGGGGCTTGTGGTGTTTCGTTAGATTGTTTATCGACAGCTTGCGGAATCTTGGCGTCTAACTCTACTTTCTCGTTGGGTGTCTTTGATGATTCGTGTTGTTTTACGATTGATTGAACGAATTTTTTAATCCCCAATTGTTTGTTGAGGTCGCGGGAGTTGGCTTCTTTGTTGGCGAGTGCCTCGCAAATACTTATCACGATGTTATGAACATATTTTTCCCCATAAGGACTGCGGAGTATGGTGCCGCTGATGGTGATGCCGGTTATTTCTTCAAAAAATGAGCTCGTGATGATTCGTTCCAGGTTTGTGTACCCACGCTCGTGGACGCGATCAATAACATCTGCGAACCCTTCATACTCATCTCGTAAGTTGATCGCTGTGTAGAAAAACGCAAGAGTTTTTGGGCAGTTATTAGGGTTACGGTTGTATTCGTCTCTGTCTTTTTCGAAGGCTCCCCAGGGCTTCATGGCCGCCCCACCTTGCCCACTTGCGTGTTTGAGTGTGATCCATGGTGCGGCATCTACTCGGTGCTTAAAGATCACGGCCCTTACTTCGGTGATAGGATTATGCCCCTTCACTATGTTTTCAGCTTGCGTCTGTTGCCTTTCGCTCAGTAGCTGGAGTGTTGGTTTGTGTTGTTGTAGTAGCCGTAACGCGAATAATCTACGGTTCCCTTCTAGAACGATGTACCGGTTTCCGTGGTTAAGAAGGAGAATATTTTCAGAGGGAGACAGCTCTCCATACTTTACGATGTGTTTTAGCAGTTCAATACAGCTTTGCCATTCCGCTCTAGCCATTTCTCGGATCAGTTCATCTTGAGAAGGAGTTTCGTTCGCTAGAGTTAATCGGGCGTTTCTATCATCGAAATCTAAGAGATCAACCTTAATAATTTCCGGCATGTTAACCATGGACTAAGTTTAACTGTAAAAATGGTAAACCGTTATGAAAAACCAAAAATGATATGGAGATTTAACCAAAGAAAACCCCCGGAAGCCCGGGGGTTTGTTGCCTTATTGTGTCGTTTTGATTGGTGAGCCGGGGCGGTTAGCGTGCCAGGTTTTCACCTCCTCTGCGTCCCATAGGGGTGTGCGGCCATCGAGGTGTGCGACTGGTTGGGGTGTGCGGCCGCCTGCGTGGTAGTTCGCCCAGGTGCGTGGTCCGATACCGCAGCAGGTGGCGCAGTCGATGACTCGCCATAGCACCCGGCCTGTGGCTTGGTCGGTGATGATAGGGATTACCGTCATTGGTCGAATTCCCGTGCTAGCAGGGTGATGATGCCAATTGTGTAGATCAGTAGCCATAGTGGGTTCGGCCGGGTGTAGAGGAACACCGCAACGGCAACTGAAATGCCCCATCGGATTGATGTTTTCACCATTGTCTCCTTGTAAGAAAGGGTAGTGTGGAGGGGTGCCCCCCGCCCCATATATGCCATGGGGCGGGGAGGCTACTTCCGCTTTCCGCGCCGGTATCGCTTCACGCCTTTCCGGTGCTTCCCAGGCTTACCGCCTCTTGGGAAAAACCAGGCCAGAAGGCCGAGAATAATACCAGCTGCTTCCCACGGACTGGGGGAGCGCCAGGGTGACATGTCATCACCTCCCTCCACTATTGAGTTCTCCCTGTTCCTTGGTGGAACACTACCCATTATACAGTTCTAGAACGTTACGTGTCAAGTGGGGGTATTATAAAAAATAACCCCCACCCTCGTGATGAGGATAGGGGACTTGGCTTATAACAATCTAGCTATAAAAACCGCGCCGGGGATTAAGAATATCTGCGATCCATCCAATCATGAACAACCCCATTGTGCATGTGTATAGAACCCCTTTGCCGATTTTCCCTACATAGTAGTGGTGCAACCCGATGTAGCCACCAAAGAAAAGGCAAAGAAGATAGACCGTGTAGCTCTTGTTGCGTGGTGCTACGCCAATGGTTGGTCCGACGTGAACGTGAACGGTTTGCTGATTTTGCTGGGTCACGTTGTTTTGGTTCTGATTCCAGGTCTGTGGTCCTTGGGGCCCTTGAAAATTGTTGAAGTCATTAGGCCCTTAGGGACCATAGTTGTTGGACATGAAAATCCTCCTCGAAATTTAAGTAAATATTAAGAATCAGGCTGGTTGTGCCTGTAGCGAGCATTGGCGTGTAGTTCGGCCTGATCTGTAGAGTCGCCACCAGGTTTTTAGCATGTGTGGGGTGACTCCTAGTTCGGCGGCTATTGCTGCTGGTTCGAACTCGGTTTCGTAGGCTACACGCTGCACTGCTGCTTCATTGAGTAAGTGGTCGGCTGCCCATTCGTCCGCTTCCCGTTCTGCCTGTGGCGTGGAACAGTCATGGGCGTAATAGGCGTGTCCGAGTTCGTGCGCTACCGCACACGCTCGCGTGACGGGATCGAGCCCAGCCCGAACATAAACTGCCCGGCCGGGGCGGTAAAACACCGCATTGTATGAGGTATCTAATCGTCTACTTTCGACGACCGTGATACCCATGGAGAGAGCCAAATCATCAATAGGTAGATTCATTTATCCCTCTATTTCTATTATGGGGAAGGTAAATGAATTATAGGCAAGGGTTAAGGTTTTTCTCAATAAAGTGAGATATTTCCCACGTTGATATTCGAGGGGAAAGTATAAAAAGAAATTTATAGATACACGTAATTGACCGGTTTTGGCCGGAATTAGGGGGTATTTTCTTCCAATGGCGGCGTGCGCTTCTGAGCTGCGAATTTGACTTTCCCCGCATTGATCTGCTCAATGATTGCATCATGATCCACCTCGGCGGAAACATCCGGCTTGAGCTCAGGTTTTAGTTCATTTGCTACGTCATTGCGGGATGGGGTGTTGCTTTGTACTACGGAATCGAAGTTTTCTTCCCATATGTCGTCTTTTGAATCGACTCGCCTGGCTAATTCTCGAATTAGTTGACGGTCGGTGAGTAGCTGTGCGACTGAAGTTTCATTGATTCCTATCGCTTCTTTGGCTGTGATGTATCCAGTGGCGACCAGCGCCTTGACGGGGGACTCCCCATAGCCACGAGCGATAGCGATGACGACTTCAGCAGTAAAAACCCCCTTATTGATTTGCCGATTCACTGTTGCTACAGAGATTTGAGAGCGATTGGCAATTGCTCGCCCACTTGCATCCCCTGCTAGCCCTTTGATCCATTTTAGGTGATCTGTCATGCGTTCCATTATCCACTACATAGCATTATTGCGCAAGTTGGGTCGGCCCATTTAAGTGCGTAAATGATGAAATTTGTGTATCCACTTGCGCATATTGGACGCTATGTCTTATAGTGATTCATGTAGCGCAAATTGAATCACTGGGAGGTGGATATGCGGTACAAATTGAGCCCCTTAGTGCTCGACAAAATTCGGTCTAACCGTGGTTTTTCTTCAGACGCCCAGTTAGCCCATGAGGTGGGTGTAACGGTAGGGACAATTAGCAATATTCGCAGGGGCGCTACCCCCAGCTTTAAAACCGCGATCAGGCTGTTGGAATTGGCTGATATCACCGACATGCGTGCAGCCATTGTCAAAGTTGCAGAGGCCCCTGCTGCGTGATTCGCGCCGGGGCGTCGTAAAGCAAAGAAAGGAAAAGGGAAAATGACGCAGTTTTTTATGAAACGTCTGCGTATGTTGTCTGGGCCACCGGTTTTAGCGAGTGTCCGAAAGGTCCCGGTCTTCGGGGAACACAATATCGTTACTGTAGACCTCGATTCGCCGGTGTCCGTACCGGTTACCCGAATGAAGGAAATCGAGTACCTCGTCGAATTCATCCTCCGTCAGATTGCGTCTGAAATAGGAGTTCGGGACTTCCGGGATGAAAAAGTCGATTTCATCCTCAGCAGTCACGTAGGTCGGGTCAAATCCTTCAACGCTCAGGTGGAACGGCACACCATCCTTGTCCAGCTGGTTGATACACCAGCGGAGGAGGGGGAACGCCCAGTCCGTAATCTCGTATTGGTCCATATTGATTTGAAGTATCCACGTTTGGTGCATGTACGCAGAATACTGCGAAAACTACGAGTTCGCTGGGTAATGGCTAAAGACGTGTTTGGCGGTAAGGACTTTGTCAGTGTGAAAAATATTGATAAGGGGAAAGACTCCGATGCGTGAGGTAATGATTGCCCCGCAGTGGCTGACGGTCAAGCAGGCTGCGGAGTATATGCAGGTTAGCACGGATACGGTGGAGAAATTAATTGCGGAGAAAGCGTTGGTGGCGACGTATTTCAGCCAGCGCACCCGGCGGATCAACCGTGACTCGATCGAAGCGCTAGCGAAGGAAAATCTGGTTTAGAAGGAGTTGATTGTGATGGGTGAAGATATTGATCTGGAGAAGGAAATGCGCTTCCTTGTGGGTTTGACGGAGGAGTTAGCTCCTGTCAAGGTGAGTGCCTTTCGAGATGCGTGTGTGCGTGCAGTGAAAAGTAAGAGTGGTAAGGATGAGGACAAAAGCCTTGATGTGCTGGCGCGTGATGCGTTAGCTGAACTTGGCCTGTCGGTAAGGGACCTGACTAAGCAACAGTTAGCTAGTGTTCGGGCGGCTTGTGGTATTTACCGATATGTCGCCGATGTTCTTAATGATAAGACGATCAACCTGGACGATCTGAAGGAAGCCGCCGGGGGTAAGGAAGACTCTGAGTCTGAGGGTCAGAGCGAAAGTGCTTCTGAAGAGTCGTTGGGTGATGTGCTGGTGGAGGTGTCCAACCCTCGTGTAGAGGTGCAGATCACCACGACAGGTGTGATGATCCGCCCGCAGACCGGGGAACAGCGCCTGTGGCTGAGTACCGCTGACGCGAAGTTCTTGGCGACGGTGGTCAATAACCGGCCGGGATTGGTGAGCGATACGTGGTTCACCAAGGGGGGTGAATAATGTCAGCGTTTTTCGATGGTTCCGTAGTTATCGCCGTGGCTGAGCGTGTACGAGATGACGCTATCGCGGTTTATCCCGGTTGGTGTTCTCCAAGTGATATGGAAGTCAAGGATAGTGGTGACGGTTTCCCCTTTGCCCCCAGAGACATATACCCCGGATCTACTACGGGGCCACTGGCTGGGGTGCTTAGCGACTTCATCGAAATGTTCTTGAAGCACGCCGCTGATGTCGAAACTAATCTCATCAAAACCGGCCACTTCCTTACGGAAACAGTGCGCTACAGGACTGCCTTCACGCTTGACGAAGACGGCAACGTTAAAAGCATCATGGGGGCTGCCATTCCGAACAGTGACGGCACCATTGTTGTCATCAATTTGGATTTGCCAGTCGTAGATGAGATTGTCCGTGGTTGCTGCGAGCGCCCGATCGCTGATCGTGTTCGCGTCTTCAGCCAGCTTGTTCGCTATTTCCGAGATGCGGTTGGCTTCCATAGCAGTATCGAGGCTTTCCCGAGCGGTTTCGTTAGCGGTTTCGGCAAGGCTATTGGCCTTCTTACTGATGCGATTCGCGTGTACCGCAAGCAGCAGGCCACCGGCCCCGGTGGCGGCTCCGATGATCCCAAGGATGATTGATGAATCCACGTGGCCTATTGAAGCAGACGGGGCGAATTGTCATAAAGCGAAACGGGGTTTTGTGATGTCACGTTACATGTCAACCCGGGAGGCAGCGGAGTATCTGCGGATTTCAACCCGCACGTTGCAGCGATATGCAAGGGAAGGGCGACTGTCTCGGATCCGACTTTCTCGGCAAAAGATTTTGTACATCCGTGCGGAGGTAGAGGAGCTGGTGGAGCGCAACACCTATCGCATCTAGACAGGCTATCTCAGCCCCGCTGCCGGCGGGTTATCCGGCACCAGGCCCATGAAATGGCCGCATCCTTCCGGGCTTCATATGGATGCTGCGGGTTCGACCCCCGCCATGGGCACCAAGCACCACGAGGTGTGGTGCGTAAACCTCTTCAAGAGAAAGGAATAACAATGATGAGTAGTGCGGATTTGGGGGCTGGTGTGGTGAGCATGCCTTTGGGGTGTGACGGTTCGCTGGTGCAGATTCACCTGCACGTTCACGCAGATGCCGATCAGGATTGCACGATCGACCTGGTGACCACGGGTGAAGGGATTCAGATTCGGCTGCGGGGCGTGTACCAGGATGCGCTGCGGCTGGATGATGAGGATCAGGCTTCTGTTGATGTGGATGATCCGATTGATATTGATGTGGATGATCTCCTGAAGCATTGGGATGACGAGGGTGATGGCGATGATGATGGTGCTGCCGCAGGGGAGGCTGCCCAGGGTGACTCGTATCCCGCTCTGAAGCCGTTACCGCAGGATGATGCCACGCACGTGTACCTGGGAAAGCTTTTCGACTGGACTGTTGCTGAGCGTGTCGATGATGGTGTGGCTTTCACCCGTGGTGAGCGTGAACTGTTTCGGGTGCCGGAGGAGCGGTTCGAGGAGATGCGTAACTTGTTTGTCCTGGAGGATACCGGCCTTATCACTATGCATGTTGATGGTTTCCGCATCGTCCGTGAGGACTGGGATGCGTGCATCTTTGATGGTGACATCTTCTTTGAGGCGATCCCGGCTGAAAAGTTCGCCACGCTGACTCGCTTGTTCACGTAGCGGCCGGTTTCACCCCACCCCCTTGATAATTTTGGTCCCCCGCTGGGGAAGGCGGGGGACTGCATAAAACACATTCCCAAGACCAGAGAAAGGAAAAGAAATGTCCTGGAAACGTATCGGGCAGTCTACCACCTATGAGGCCCACCTGGCGTATAAGTCGTTACGCCGTCACGCTGCGGGTAAGAAAATGACCGCTGCTGGGCGGCGGGCGATGTTGAACATGGGCTACATCGACGAGGACGGTGCGATCACCGTAATCGGCAAGCATGTGCTCCGTGGCGGCGACTAACCGCTGTGGCGCAATTGAAATGAAAGAAGGAAATGATGACCGAGATTGATAAAGGGAAAACAATCATGAGCCAGCTGCAATTGAAGCTGCGGATCCGGCTGCGGCCGGGTGTGGAGCGAATCGGCGTTTTCGGTGCTTTCACCGGCCAGTCGTACCCGGATTTGTGGGAAGTTTTGTGGGGCGGGGAGCTCATCGCCTCGTTCCGTAGCTGGGGTGATGCGGTGGCGTACGCCCACATGAAACTGGTTGCGGCCCAGCAGGAACGATATATGGCGTTAGTGCGGACCGCTACTCGGCCGCCCCGCCGGTTGGCACTGGAGGCTGCATAATGACGAATCTTAACTATCTTGAGGCGGATGCGGCACTGATTGCGTCTTGTCTGCCTGAGGAAATCGCCGACGAAATCACCAAGGAGCAGCTGCCACTGTTCTACACGTATGCGCTGCTGATGCGTGCGAAGGGCGTCGATACGCAACTGGAGGATGTACATGATGCGTGGGCGGCTTGGGCGTCTGCTGCCCGGCCGGACCATCCTGCGTTGGTGCCTTTTGAGGAGCTCACACCGGAGATTCAGGCATTGGATCGGCCTTTTCTTGATGCTATCCGGGAGGCCGCGTTGGTTCGAAAGGAGGGCGTAACGGTATGGCTGCGCCAAGATTAGATCAGGAGTTACTACAGAGCCTCAACGGCGCCTGGAGCGGTATGGAGCGCGCTATGGCGTGGCAGCAGGAAGTAATCAAAAAGCTGATGGACCGCTCGGCATCGTTGGATGCGCTGCATAAGGCGGTGGATGCCACGGACCACATCAGTAAGCTGCACACTGAGCTGGATCGAGTAAAGCGTGATCGGGATTCCTTGCGCATCGAAAACCGCCAGCTGGAGCAGCGGTTGGCTGATGCGGTGCATTCTCGTGATTGGGATGAGCTGAGTGGGCTTGCAGAAAATGCTCGGGAGAAAGTTCTGGAAGTGGCGGATTTGGTGGCGGGGTCCGGTGCCGCAGCGACTTCGGCACCAGCATTGACCGAGTTGATTACTCGTATGGGTGCGGTGACCGCGAAGCTGCGGGAGATCACCGGGGCTAGCGCTGGGGCTGCTGCTGCCGATACTGGATCGGGGAGCGATCATGCCTGAGAAGATGCCGGCACGATCGAAAATCGTGGTTGATGTTCGGGAGTTGCAGCGTGCTATCCGGGCGGTGGTCGGGGTGACGGAGCGCAAACCAGAAATCTATGATGTGGTGCGTCTTATCACCTACGCCGGTAGCCTGCTGGTGGTTGCTGCGAATCCTCAGCATGTGGTGCAGGCCTATGTGGGCGCTTATTTTGATGATGTGGAAGATGCCCACCGGGTGGTAGAAATCACCACGGCTAGCGCCAAGCTGTTTCTGAAATTGAAGCCGGATAAGGAAGAAGACGACGCAAGGGCTGCTATCTTCATCCGTGACGAGGAAGTCCAACTTCAGGACCTTTCCGGCACCTGTGGTGACCTGACGGAGGTGACCGCTGCCCGGGCTGATTCGGCTTTCACCACAGATGTGGCGCAGTTGTTCGACCGGGTGCGTGCCGAGGCCAAGGTTTGCTCAAACGACCGCGTCGGGGAGGCGGGTGAGCCGATCATGTTCACCTCCGCCCAGGCTGCCGCGCTGGGTGCTGCGGCGGGACAGTTTGATACAGATATTATCCCGGTGCCGCTCGCAACCCAACACCACCGCGCCAGGGTGTATGTCGCACTGAAGGATATGTTCGAGTCGTATTCCTTCGTGCCCGCTGACCGCGGCGTTCAAGAGCCCCTCCCGGGGCTCCCCGGCGCGGCCCCGGAGGGGTCTAACGTTGGGGCGGAAGCTGATATGGGATCGGCGGACGTGGTGCGTGATGGTGATGGGTTCGAGTACGACACGGTGATTGATGGGGCGAAGGTTCGGCGGTTGCGTGCGAATCCGACTGGGGGTGCGGTGTGACCGGTGGGATGTTGCCGTGTGGTGGTGATGCTGAGCTGGGTATCTGTCAGCAGCGTGATATGCAGGCGACCCCGGCCGCGCCGAGTCTGTGGGATCCGGCTGCGGCGGGTGAGCCGGTGGCGCGTATGCGGAAGCGCCACCAGCAGGCCAAGTTGCTATGTGCGCAGTGTCCGCTGCTTGAGGCTTGCGAACGGATGCTTTCCGATAGCGAGTGGCGTGGGGTGCGGGTTGCCGGTGTGGTGGCTGGCCGTTATTCGGATCGCCCCCAACCGCTAACCAGCAGCGATCCCTATCAGCTGTGTTGCCGCTGGTGTGGTGGGCCTATGGACCCGCAGGCCCTGGTGGCGGCCCATGCGCGGAAGAAGTGCTGTCATACACCGTACCAATATAAACAGCGCCACATGGGAGAAGGGTTATGTAACCGCTGCTATCAGGGACACTCAAGGGCGGCTCGTGCCGCCAGGGTAACCCAGCCGCCACGCCGCACCCGGCGCCGTCGGGCGAGTGCGCGTAAACCCGCCGCCTAGGCGGCATTGCAGGAACGCGCGTGATGGGTTGCGTTGCGCGCGTTTATATTTTTGAGATTTACAAAAACAGGAGAAAATCATGGCTTGGCTTAAAATGAGCGATACATTCACGACGCATCCGCTAATGATGCGATTACTTGGGATCTGCGAGGGGAATCACCAACTGAAGAATGAAGCATCAGGGGTGCTGCTGGATTTGGCGTCGATTTCGGCGGAACATCTGATGGACTACTACGTTGAATATGGCGCACTGGCCCAGGTAGCGCCGGGTCGGGAAGATATCATGATTGATCTGCTGAGTAGGTCAGGTTTGCTTTTTGAGGAGCAGCAGCCTGATGGGACATGGATGTTACGGCTTGTGGATGACCCTGGCCTCTTTCACATGCGGTCCCGGGAGGAGGTGGAGCTTGACCGTCGTCGGTCGAAGGATAAGCGCAACCCAGATTTGCTCATGCAAGTGCGGCTAAGGGATGGAGACCAATGCCGCTGGTGTGGAAAGACTGTCGATTGGCGAGACCGCCGTAGTCACCGGCGGGGCACATATGATTCACTTAATGGGCATCGGGACTCAACGGCAGAAACTTTAGTTGTTGCCTGCTGGTCATGCAACAGTCGGCGCGGTGCTGGCGAGGTCCTGGATCTGCAGGACCCGCCCACGCCCGAGGAAGTGCACTACAACAAATACAGCATCGAGTTCATCAACAACTCGCAGTACGCAAAGGACCACAATATTCACGTAGTGGCTAAGGAAGAACGCGAGAAACAGCACAAACAATCCACTCGCGCCTGGCGTGCCGCACCACAGCCTAAAGCAACGGTAGACGAAGCCAAGGCTGATACACATGATACGCCACCCCGGTTGAGCGATGCGACGCCTACGCGGTCCAATAATGTTTCCACCCCAGGTGGGTTTAGCGATCCGGTAGAAACCGCGCCGGACTGGGCGATGGGGGAGGAGCTTTCAGAAGCTCTAAGGGAATGCGCTTCGGTGTCGGTGGGGGGCTCTATCAGTGGTTCTGATCGTGAGCATGCCAAGCGGGTGAAGCCAGCGCGGGCGCGTCGCCGTGTCCAGCGTCGGCACCGTAAGCACAAGCGTGGGCGTGGGAAGCGGAAGTAGGGGTAAGTAGCTCACTAGGTAGACGAAGGTAGGTGATATAGCGTAGCACCGCGCATCGTTACCCGCTTCAGCAGGGCTGGGGCGGGTAGTTGGCGTGCGTGCGGCCAGGTGGGTTGGCGTCTAACCATGCGGTGGCCATGGGTGGAAGTGTGCCGTGGCTGTTGTTGGACGCCTTCTTGTTGGCCGCGATAAAGATAAAGCGGAGGCCGCTTGCAAGCAAACGGCCTCGGATACTCCTTCCACGCATGGTGGACGAGCTGCTTTTAGGATAGGAAGCTTGAACGAATTTTGCCAATTATGGCGCATATGCGCACTTAGAAGGGGTCCCGGGCATATGCCCGGGTTTTCTTTTGCCCTGTTTTATAACGAAACGGTAAAACCTAGTACGGATCTAGATCGGACCTAGATCGAAACCAGAACAATGGGGTGACGGATCTAGGATCGTCGGGTCGGGTCGGGGCGGGTAGAGCAGTTAGGTGGCAGGGGCGGTGAGTAGACTACAAACCTATTGAGGGATACCTATTTAAGAGAGAGGACTAAAGCGGTGGATGATTATCTGCTTCATGAGTTAGGGAAGGGCTTGTACTCACTGGAACGTAATGGTGCCGGGTTAGAGGAGCTCCTTACCTTTCACCGTGGGAGTAGTACCACTGATACCCCAGGGCGCGCGGTGTGTTGTTCAAAGCCCCCGGTGAATCTGACGGTGTTGGATCTTCTGGTTCAGACGGAAGGGTTGCTTTCGTTTTGGGCGTCGGAAGTGTTGGCGTGTGGTGATGATGTTGTGGGCCCGGTGCCTGACGGGATCACGGCTACGGCCGCTTGGTTGCAGCGATACCTGTATGTGGCAGATAGTGTGCCGTGGGGTGAGATGATGGCGGAAGAAGTGATTGCCCAGACGCGTATGGTGGCGTCTGTGGTGGAGCCTGACAGTGGGGGAGAGGAACCATCCCCGCCGGAGTGGGCGACGTGTCAGGTGGCGGCTTCGTGGGCTAAGCAATCTGGGGTACAGGTGTCGCGCACGACCGTCTATCGGTGGGCGCAGGCGGGGAAAGTGGCTACCACAAAAGGTGATGATGGTGGCATGTTGGTGCGGCTGGATGATGTGTTGGCGCGCGCTGGTGCGATGCGTGGTGCGTTATCCTTTGGTGTGGGACAGGTGTTGGTGTAAACTGGCGTTCGGAACTCCTGGGTAAACACCTGGGGGTTTAGTCATGCATAGGGTTGGGGAGGAGGGGATCATGGGATCAGAAGCAAAGAGTATCCAGCAAGAGATTGATCGTCGCTTCCGGTATCACGAAGGCACCGACGATCAGTGCGAAGACTGCATTAAGGTTCGTGCCAGTGTGCAGGCGGCGGCGTATCGTGTGGCGGCGATCGCACCGGACTGTCGTGAGCGTGAGCTAGCCATCACGCACCTAGAACAAGCACTTTCATGGGCGATTGCTGCTATCGTTCGCCCGTCGCAAGGCGGTGCTGCTGATGGCGTGGCGTAATGGTGCGTCGCGCACAACCGCGGCCGAGTGGAAACGCCTACGCGGATTAGCGAAACGGCACCTTCCTTACTGGTGCGCCCAGTGTGGTACCGAACCAGTGACAGGACGAGGTGGCCTAGAGTTGGACCATGTTATTCCGGTCGCTGAGGGCGGCACCGATGGGCTCGATAATCTCCAGTGGCTGTGCGCTAGTTGCCATGCAGAAAAATCCCGGCGCGAATCAGCACGGGGGATCAGTAGGCGTGTGGCCCGCCGCCGGCTGTATGACAGGTTTGCGCTCCGTCACCCCGGCCTGAAATAAGGTGACCTAGGCCACTTGGGGTGGGGGGTACCCCGCCGCCGGCCGGTCCCTGGTACGGGACACATACGGCCCCCGGCTGTGTACGGGTTTCAGGGTTTTTGCTGGTCAGGATAGGTTTATTGGTTTTTGGGTGCTGGTTGATGGTGTGCGCTGGGGCTGTGACCTGCGGCTTTGCGCTATGGTGTGGGTCACTATTTCCTTGGCTACCTATCCCCTCGGTCATTAGTAGCCGGAAAGGGTAAATATGCCAAGCTAGGACTAGGTATATCGTAACGCTTATGGTAAAATACAGATTATGAGATTGGCGTGTGAGGTGTGCGAAGCCCGGCTGGAGATCCCCACCAGGGGACGCTCCCCGCGGTTTTGTTCGTCCGCATGCAGGCAGAAGGCCTACCGGCGGCGTCGGCGTGAGCAGTTGCCGGCCCGGATGCGGGAACTATCCCGGTGGACGGCGGCTGATGGCAAGCGGCCCGTCACAGTCGCCGGCTCTCCTGCGTCAACCACCAAGCCAGAAACTTGGACTACCCACGCTGAGGTGCAGGATGGCCCGCACGGCGTCATGCTGGGCGGCGGCCTAGCCTGTATTGACCTTGACCACTGCATCCGGCGCGGCAAGGTGGCCGACTGGGCGGTCGAGATTATCCGGGCTGTGCCAGGTGCCGTTGTGGAGCGGTCGGTCTCCCGGCGTGGCTTGCACATTTTCGGGCTGCTCCCGGAAGGGCCTGGGCGTCGGCGCGACTGCGTAGAAGTCTATTCCCGGGCTCGGTTCATTCGCACGACGGAGGATATTTACCGCATGGGCGGCCTCGTTGATCTGGCCCCCGCGGTGCGAGTAGCTGCCGCACTGCAGCGAGAGGGACGTATCCCCGAGCGGTAAGCAAGTGTTGAAGGAGGTGGTTGGTCATGGTGCGTGGTCCGATACCGAAGCGTAGCGACCAGCGTAGGCGGCGCAACAAACCGGAGGCTGATGCTCCCGCTGTGGTGGTGGCCATGGGGCAGCAGGTGGTGAAACCGCCCACAGAGGACCGGGCGTGGCACCCATATGCCAAGGACTGGTTTAGGGCGTTGAAGCGGTCCGGCCAGTCGCAGTTCTATCAGGAAAGCGATTGGCGTGAAGCAAAGCTAGTGGCCTGGCTTATCACCCAGGAGCTAAGTTCCCCGACTGGCGCCCGTGCTGGGATGATGGATGTGATTTTCTCCCGCGCTGATGCCTTGATGACCACCGAAGGGGCGCGCCGTCGGCTACGTGTAGAGCTCATCACCCCGAAGGTGACTGATGAGGCAAAGGAGGCCACCGTGTCGATCATGGAACAGTACAGGGCTGATCTAGCATGATGATCTCCCCGGAGGAACGCCTCGACACGCTTCCCCCGGGGGTTCCCGATTTAACGCTCGGCTGGGAGGCGCTAGCGTGGGCTGCCAAATATCTGAAACATCCGAATGGGCTTCGCGCCGGGTTGCCGTGGGTTTACACCGAGCGGCAAGCCAGATTCATCTTATGGTTTTACGCGATTGATGAGAATGGCAAGTGGCTTTTTTATAACTCTTTCCGCCGACTGGCCAAGGGGAGTGGCAAGAGCCCGTTTGCCGGCGCCCTGGCCCTGACGGAGTTACTGGCTCCGGTCCGGCTTGATCGGTTTGACCCCCAAGTGCCAGGCGCCTGCATCGGCAAGCCAGTGGCCATGCCGTGGGTGCAAATAGCCGCAGTGTCCGAGAAGCAGACCGATAACACGATGAGGCATGTGCGTGCGATGGCGAACAAGAAAGCCGCACCTAGATTGCACCGCGATTATGACATCGACCCCGGTAAAACCCAAATCAATATCGTGCCAGAAGGAAAGCTAGAGGTCATCACTTCATCAGCTATGACCCAAGAAGGCGCCGAAGCCACGTTCATCGTTGGTGACGAGCTCGAACACTGGACACCAGGCAACGGCGGCACCAAGCTATACAGCACCCTGGCGGACAACCTTGCCAAGTCAGGAAGCCGGATGCTAGGGACCTTAAATGCTTGGGAACCAGGCCTAGGCACGGTCGGCGAGAGCACCTTCCAGGCTTGGTGTCTCCAGGAAAACGGGAAGTCGAAGAACGACCGGCACATCCTCATGGATATCCGCCAAGCCCCGCTAGACACCAATCTGGCTGACGCCATATCGCTTCGCACCGGGCTGGAGTTTGTATATCAGGATTGCCCATGGGTGGATGTTGATACCATCATCACCAGGGTTTGGTCCCCGGAGGCATCCCCGGATGACTCCAAGCGCAAATACTTGAACTGGCCTACCGCGGCCGCGAACGCCTGGGTAGACCCGAACGATGTTGCGCTCATGGCGCGCCGGGAAACCATCGTGGCAGAAGGGGAGGAGATTGTCATGTTCTTCGACGGCTCATTGTCCCGCGATACCACAGCTTTGGTAGGGTGCCGGGTTAGCGATGGCCATGCGTTCCTGATTGGGTCGTGGGACCCCGGCAACAGCCATAACACTGCCGGCACAGTGGATGTGGAGGCGGTAGACGCGCGTGTGGATAAAGCCTTCGCCAGGTATGATGTGAAAGCCTTTTTCGCAGACGTCCGCGAGTGGGAAAGCTTCACGAAGGTCACTTGGCCGGCCCGCTATAAGGACCGGCTACAGCTCTGGGCGAGCCCTGGTGGGAAGCAGCCGGAGCCGATTGCGTGGGATATGCGTGGGAAGCTTTTCGATTTCACCCAAGCGTGTGAGCTCACAGAGAGAGAAATCATCGAGCATGCTTTTACCCACGATGGCCACCCGGTGCTTACTGCTCATATGCGGAACTGTCGGCGCTCAGAGAACCGCTACGGCATATCCGTAAAGAAAGAGTCCCCATCATCGGCAAAGAAGATTGATGCCGCAGTGTGCCTAATCGGAGCGCGCATGGCCCGCAGACTGTATCTAGAGCACGCGGCGCATCACATGCCGAAGCATTCAGGAAGGGCGGTGTTTTTATGAGCATGAGCCATAGCCAGGTCTTGGCTGCTGTGCGTGGTTTACTGGCACAGTATGCCAGGGAGCGCCAGGTGTTTGACCGAATCAACAGTGCGATGCGCCCATGGAGTCGACAAGAGATCATTAACCGGTTCGGCATCCTGAAGAACAAAAATGCCAACCTTATGATTGACCGGCAAATCCAGCTCGCTAGGGATTCGCAAACCATGTATCTGCCTTTGGTGTTGGACACGTTCGCGCAGTCAATGAAAGTGGAGGACTATTTCTCCGGGGTTGATGCTGGCGCCCGCGCCAGGGCATGGAAGCACTGGCAGCGTAATAACCTTGATGCCCGCCAAACCGGCATTACCCGCGCCGCCCTGCAATACGGCACCTCGTATGCCGTGGTTGACCAGGGTATTGTGGGCGGTAATGCGGCACCGCTAATTACCGGCGTGTCCCCCCGTCATATGACTGCTTACTATGGTGAGGCCTATGCTTGGCCGGGCGAATCTGGTGTGGCATCAGAATGGCCGATCCTGGCCCTAGAGGTTAAGGGCAACCGCATGCGGCTATTCGATGAGGAAAAAATCTACTACATCGGCGCTATCGAAACCCCGCAGGAAATCAAAGATTGGGCTGCCCATCCGTGGAACACAGCCAGGAATCTCCAGCTTATCGAAGCCCGCGACCATAACGCGGGTGTGCCCCCAGTAGTGAGGTTCCGCGACCGGTGGCTTCTGGAAGGCGAAGAAGTCGCCGGCATTATTGAGCCGCTGATCGCGCTGCAAAGCCGCATCGACCGCACAAGCTGGGAGGCCGCGGTCGCCCAATACTACAGCGCGTTTAAACAACGCTATGTGGTCGGCTGGGCTCCAGACGATGACGCTGAGGGCATCCGCATGCGCGCCAGTGACGTGTGGCTCATCGACGCCGACGCGAAAGTCGGCCAGTTTGATGAAACGGACATCCGCCAGTATGTGGATGTGAAGCAGGCATCTATCCGCGATATGGCGGCGATCGCCCAGGTGCCAGCCCAGTCGCTCGGCGCCAACGCTATCAGCAATGTTTCCGCAGATGGCTTGGCGGCTATGGAATCTGCCAAGGACAGGAAATCCTCAGAGATCCGAACCTCCCTAGGCGAATCCTACGAGCAGCTACTACGGCTCTGCGCCCACCTTGATGGCGACCAGCAGGAAGCCGCCGACTTTGCGTCCGAAGTCAAATGGGCCGACATGACAGCCCGAAGCTTCGCCCAAACAGTAGATGCCCTGGGGAAACTTGCCACTATGCTGAGTATCCCCCCGGAAATCCTTTGGGAAGACATCCCAGGGTTCACTGCTGAAAAGATCAAACGCATCAAGCAAACAATGGCAAGAACCCCAGGCTTTGACGCTACGGCGGAACCTCCACTAGGCGACACGATAACGCGCTAACCCCCGGAGAGGCAGGTGACACATGGACCTGTACTCATACCATCAGGCTGACCGGCATATCATCGACTGGCTGGCTGATGCGATCTACAACCTCATCACCAACCGGGGCGTGCCCACCAGCCTCGATGACATGTGGGAGCTCGTAACCGAGCTAATCCCCCTGATCCAGGAAGCACGCACCCAATCATATAAGGTTGCTATCGCCCACATTCATTCCGTGGCCACCACCCATGGTGTCCAGATCACCCCAGCGCCCCAAAAACCCTACTACCCTAATGCTGCCTGGAAAATGCTAGCCAGGGCCCTGGGATGGAACCCCACCCGGGACCCTATCCCCGGTCGCATCACCGACTACGATGCCACCTACCAGCAGCAGCTCGCGGACAAAATCATCCCCTTCCCGCCCGACCCTACCGACCCCGTCCTGGTCGACAAGGTAGCGCGCCGGGTAGCGGCAGGGGCAACGCGGCATGCCCGTGCCGCAGGTAGGGACGCTATCGCTGATACAGCTGACCGTAATGAGGCAAAACCAGCCAAGCGGCGAGTTGTAGTGCAGGTTGACAACGAATCAGATGCCAGGCGACTGCGTGACGAGTTCTCCGACCCCCGCAAGGTAGCAGTTGACCAATATGTCCGGCCGGCCAAGGGCGGTGGGGTAGTGTTGGGATGGGCCAGGGTTCTCACCGGTGCGGAAAGCTGCGCATTCTGCGCCATGCTTGCTTCCCGCGGACCCGTGTATGAGGAATCCACCGTCCTCACCTCGGAAGAAGGCAAAGCGTACCACGATCATTGCGACTGCAAAGCAGTACTAGTGATTAAGGGAAGGCCATGGGAGGGCGAAGCCGAATACAAGGCGCTTAAAACGCTCTGGAATGACGCCCGCGATCATCCCACCAAAGAGGAACTAGACAATGACCTAGAGATGCCAATAGACCGGTTCGGTAGCCGCTATCGGCAACTGGCGAAAGAAAATCCAGAAGCATTCGCAACCTTCAAGGACAGCGCTGACGATCCTGGCCAGCGGCCAGAGGAGATAGTGCCCGACTCTCACCCCGGCAGAGAAGAATATAGTCAGTCTCCCCGACAGGTGGAAGATTCCGGTAGCGTGTCAGAAGACGGCGGCATGGGATTGGCTGGTAGCGCTTTCGAACAGCCAAATAGTGATGGAACATTCACGCTGCCGGCGAAAGACGGATTCCCCGAACTACGGTTGTCAACGCTTTACCCATATGATTTGGACGAATACCCGCGGCTGGAGGTTCCTGAAACCATGGAGCAGGCAGCAGTGCAGGTATCTCGTGTGAATTCCTTTGCTAACTGTGTGCGTGCTACTGCTGCTGCTGTGATGCGGATGCGCGGCTATGACATCTACCCGTACGCTACCTTGTATTCCGGCTCTGGTGGAGGTCTTCAAATCCTTGAGGCTTTGAAGATGTGGGAAACCCCTGAAGGTCCAGTAGAGGCAATTCAAACCACCGCTGAAGGCTGGGAAGCTGCGTTAAAGAAAATGCCTGATGGTTATGGGGTGTTTTCCTTTGAAATAGCGGATGCGCAGCAAAGGCATGTGATTCTCTGGAAGAAGGAAAGCGGTGGCGTGGTATTCGTTGATCCCCAAGCTGGAAAGGTAATTCCTTATGAGAAAATAGATGCTGAAGCTGCCACCGATGTCATTATTGCTAGGTTGGATAATGCTGAGCCTGTAGCCTGGAATCTTCCTGATGTTATTCAACCATTTGCTAGCATGTAAGTCAGATTTGGTTGTATGTAAGAGAGGTGTTTGTGGTGATTGATAAGAGAACCGCCTACGACATTTTCCGTAAAGAAGCGGATGAAATGGTGAAGGTAGGTACGCCTCATGTGAAGGAAACCGGATTGGAAAATGATGAGTTTTTCTTCGCTACTATTGCCGCGTTGGAGTCTTTTCAGGGAGATAAGCGGTTCTTAAACCCTCCTGGAACTCCTGTGGCGCTTGTCCGCAAGTCTGATGGGGAAGTAGTTAAGATGCACATCCAAACCCATCTGGAAGAATGGGTAGACATGAAGGCTACTATGATCCCTGTGCACTATTTGGCAGCTTAACCACCAACACACCTGTGATTTCATGTAATGAGATTACAGGTTATCTTATGCCCAAATCTGCCTGATTTTGAGGAGTTTGGCCCACGTGCGTTTGAAACGCGGAAGGGCTCGCCAGGATTGGCCCCATGCTCCCTATCGCTATGGACTAACTCCACCAGACCGGTGGGGTTTATTTATACCCATCCCTACATTTCGCATAATCAAGGAGACAATCATGCCAAGTAATATCACCAGGAAGCTTATTCAGCTACTGGGAAAATCCATCTACGACAACAGGAGGAAAATCAGAAAGAAAATGCTATCTAGCTTGTCTTTCCTTACTTACAGAGACTAGTCATGTTTGGAGACGTTGAATAAGCTTCTAGTACCCAAGACGAAAAACAGGAAGAAACCACGAACCCTGGAACTACCTCCGCGCACACGGAGAATACTGGTGGCGGTCTTTTTCCAGCCGGTGGGTTTCGGAACTACCTCCGCGCACGCGGAGAATACTTTTTCGCCTAGCACCTCTAGGACGCCGCCGAAGAACTACCTCCGCATGCGCGGAGAATACCCAAGCCCAATTGAGCGAGTGAGAGCAGCACCGGAACTACCTCCGCATGCGCGGAGAATACGGTGTCTAGCCTGCCGTAGCACCCTGCAAATTGGAACTACCTCCGCATGCGCGGAGAATACTCATCATAGGTCATGGCGGAAGCCGCAGCCACGGAACTACCTCCGCGCACGCGGAGAATACTTCACCTGGTCCGATAGGCTGGTGATGCGTTGGGAACTACCTCCGCGTGCGCGGAGAATACTAGGGGGTCTTTGCCGCTGCCTTTGCTGCCGCGGAACTACCTCCGCGTGCGCGGAGAATACGCACCGTGGATGCGGGGTTTACTATCACCAAGGGAACTACCTCCGCGTGCGCGGAGAATACATCAGGGGGTGGGGTAGTACCACCCGGGTAGAGGAACTACCTCCGCGTGCGCGGAGAATACACCTATCCAAAATGAGCGCCAGGGCGATGATGGGAACTACCTCCGCGTGCGCGGAGAATACTATCTTATGATTCACCTAGGTGCTTGTATATAGGAACTACCTCCGCGTGCGCGGAGAATACGTGGCGATGACGCGGGCGTCGACCATTTCACCGGAACTACCTCCGCGTGCGCGGAGAATACGTGTGATATTGCCGGTTCCCTCTGGCACAACCGGAACTACCTCCGCGTGCGCGGAGAATACTGTGACGGAAAGAACATTCCTCATGATTTTTTGGAACTACCTCCGCGTGCGCGGAGAATACGATTTGGTTGAGGGTGCGCGGCGTTTGGCCTGGGAACTACCTCCGCGTGCGCGGAGAATACAAGCCCACGTAATATGGTTGCGTGCGATGATTGGAACTACCTCCGCGTGCGCGGAGAATACACGCAATGAATCCCAATATCCCAGGCCATAG